GTTTAAGCACCGGCCCCACATCTGCTTCTTGCTTTGTTGTTACTGGCACAACCGCAAGGGGTTTTAATGTTAGTGACGGCGGTTATCTTGTAATTACTAACACTACCGCAGTTGGAGCTGCTTGGCAAGGGGCCGATTCTACAGCATTCACTGTTACTGGCGGAACAGATCGAAATCATCAATTACTAGTTATAATGAATTTAGGTGCTGGTATCACGAAGACTGTAAATCATGGCGCGACGGCCGGCACCGAGGCTACAAGTAAAGTATCGTTTTATCCATTTGGAGGCGGTGGCACCAATCAGTTTGCAATTACGGCCGGTTCAAAATTCTTTTCACTATTCCTTAGCTCTTATTATGGAACATATACGCCGGTTACTCTTACGCTGTATGGAAGTTATAACTGCAATGGATTCTATACAGCAGTTTCTAATACTGCAGTACTCACACTAGCAAACACTACAAATACCGGAACTATAGAGGGAGAAAGTCTAACGGTTCAATTTGGACAGGGCGAGGGTACCGTAGCAATGTCGCATCCCATTACAATTGCAGCAGGTTCTAACGTAAGATATTATTTTAAAAGCAGTTTAACTCCTGCAGCTGGTAAATTACTAACGTTAACTACTGGCTATTTACTATTTGGTAGTGATAGTATCAATAACGATTCTTTTTATCTTGATAGCTTTAATTCTAGTGGCACTGGCGCTAGAACTATTCAATTTTTAGGCAACCCCAATATATATTTAACTGGTACCGGCACTATATGGGATACGACGACCACTACCAACTTAACTTGGATTGGAAATGGATATCCTTCAGGTTCTGACACAAACCTTCCACTTACGGGAACGAATGCATATTCACAAAGTCCAGAAAGCGCTGATCAAACTTGGTTTACTCTAAATTCAACTTTGAGTGCTGCTAGGACTTTTAACGGAGGTCCTCTTAAATATACGTATATTAATATCAGTGGTTCTCCTACTAGTACTACATTTGGCGGCGGCAGTACTTTTCTGAATTTTTATTCAGATAAGAGTACCGCGCATTCAATTTTCTTTACCGCGAGTACAACGACGGTGATTCGTGATTTTAATATTTATGGAAGTGCTGGTAACTTAGTCACGGTTGCTTCTACGGATACCGTCACGCCAATTCAAGCTACATTACATAAGTTTGGTCGCAAGCAGATGACGCAGAATGACTTCGGTAGTCAATCATGTAACTATATCACTGCTAATAGTTTAGCAGGGTTTCCTACAACGACATGGTATCTAGGCGCAAACTCGTTACAGTCAAATTGTGCAACTGTATACACTGGGACAACAGCTGGTACCATTGATCGATATTGGGTGGGTGGATCAAGTTCAACTTGGGCTCTCGCATCTAACTGGTCTGCTACATCGGGTGGAACCGGAGGAGCAGGTGCGCCAACATCTGGACAAAACGCTATTTTTGATCAATCTGGTACTTCAAGTATTACTATTACCATTGGCGCGGCCGCCACGTGTCATGGGCTCCGTATGAACTACGGCACTATCACTGGTACGGCGGCACTTAACATATATGGTAGTGTACAAATGTCTGGAGGTACTTGGTCACATACCGGCGCTCTTACATTTTCCGCAACGCACGATACAACAGTAGATTGGCGTGGAGGGTCTGGAGTCACTGGTACAGCTGGAGTTCCATCTTCTGTAACTATTAATGCCACTAGTACAACTCCAGTTGGTTATGGAAGCGTATATTTTACTGGAAATACACTTTTCACTGGCGCTGTAACGGTTACAGCGGGTTGGGTGGGTTTTTATGCGTACGTGTATTGTAAAACATTTACGTCAAATAATACGAACTTAAGAAATATACAAGGCGGCATGTACGTCGGGGGTAATGGAGGTGGTGCTACTGGGCCTACGGCAGCTTCTACAATATGGGAATGCTCTACTCTTACTAACTGGGTTAGCAGTAATTATACTGGAGGCAACTATATTAGTAATACTACTCCGGCTCTACAATTATGGGCAGGCGCTGCCAGTGCGGTCGCAGTCGCAATAAACCATGGATCTACTGCAGGCGCTGCATACGGCGGTGGTACTATTGGTAGTGGCACCAGCACAACTAATGCGTATAATTTAATAGACGCGGGTATTCTTGCAGGAGGTTCATCAGTTACGATTAATGGGGTATTTGCTTCTTTAAGTTTACAACAAGATGGTACTTATAGGACCAATCCCACGTACGCGGGCACAAAAACTTTCACTTCAGATTTTATTGTACTTGACCATATTACTAATCTTGTAGTTGCTGGTACAAATACATTTGTAGGCAGTACATTCACTAGTAGCAGTAATGGCATTCAGTTAAGCGTATCAGGTTCGGTTACGCTAAGTGGCGCAACTACTATAAACTGCCCTGGTACATTCGTATCTGTAATTGACGCAACTAATTCTACTTCTACTGTTACTCTAACAGCCGGAGGACTCGTTGTTCCATCTAGTAGTAGTTTGACATGTACGAGTTTTTCTTCATCTAACTCTAATACTCGGCAGATAACCTGGGGTATAAATTCTTCTATACTCGTGACTGGCACCGGCATTGTGTGGGATACAACCACAACAACGGGTCTAACACTAAATTACGACCCATATAGTGTAAGTGTGGAAAGCACAAGCGCATATATTGTAGCATCGAATGCTACGACGACTGCAAAGACAATGAACTTTGGTACTAGTTTTACGTATCCAAAAGTATTAATTTCTGGAGAAGCTGTTAATACAACCAATATCAGCGCCACTTCATGTACATTTGACGACTTTGTTGTTTATAAAAGCACGGCAGCTTCGACGATAACGTTTCCAGCATCGGTAACAAATACATTTAAAAAGTTTAGTACGATTGGTGCGAGCACGTCTGCAAGAATTACATTTACATCAACAACTGCTACTAACACTATTCTTGCTATGGGTACAGATCCCATAAGTAATATTACAAGAAAACCAGAGCGTGGAGTAGATAATCTAATATTCACATACATAACGTGCAATCCACCTAATAATACTTGGTTAATCGGTGCTAACTCTACTCTTGGTACAAATACTACTGGTGCCGCCGCCTCAAGTAATCAGTATGCAAGGTATTGGGTTGGTGGTACCGGTACATGGAACGCAACTACTACTAACTGGGCTCTTACTTCGGGCGGTGCCGCTGGTGCGAGTGCTCCAGGTATACAAGATGACGTTTACTTTAATGATAGCTCCGCATCCGGAGCCTACACGGTTACAATGGCTGGTAGTAATGGCACTTCTTGTTATGCAAGAAGTATTTTCATTAACACAACGCGAACGGATCGCGCACTTAGGTTAACTAGTTCAAGTTCTTCCGTTCAGTTAAATGTTACCGGATCATGGAGTAGTCCAGCGAGTAACTTCACTAGTGATATAGCTGGAACAGTTAATTTCCTTGGTGATATGTCGCTTGGAGGAAGTCAGATAAATACCATCACCTTAGGTGGTGTTAACGGGCAAATACCAACAATATCTGCTAGTGGCGGACAAATTGCTTCTACTGTAAAAATTAGTTACCCTCGTTATGGCTACTTTACTCCATATGGACCGCAAAATGGCGGAAATTTTTTGGGGTACGATATACGGACAGCTGGCGCATCAGGAACAACTGCCTTTACATGTGGTACTCTGAAAATATGTTCAGGTGTATTAGACGCCGCTACTAATAGCAATAGCATTTCATGTGCATCTTTTGTGGTAGCAGTCAATGATGGAGGATGGGTCAACGGCCCCGGCACTAATAGTAGATATGAGTATTATTCAGCATTGAAATTAACACCCGGTACTAGTGTACCTGTATTCATTACTGGAAGTAATAGTACGGTTATAGATTTTACTAATAGTACATCACTTACGCCTGAAAAGGGTTATTTTTTATTTAATAATGGTGGATGCTTAAAGTTAACATCTACTACTAGTTCTGGCATTAGAACAATAGACAATGGTACAAAATATACATCAGGTTATAGAAGCAGTTATTTAAACTATGAATTATGGATAGCTGGAGGTTCAGACACCGTTTCTATAGCAACCACAGGTGTTGATACTAATACGATTGCTAGATATGTTGATACGTTAATTACAACCGGTTTTACCGGAACATTTTCATCGGCTGTTACGGTCCTGGGGTACGGGCCCCAATTAGCCATAGGCCTTTCAATAACTAATCCGTCTGCTACTATAGGAAGCACTTGGAGTAGTATATATTTTCCAAATATATTCGGCGGTCAAATAAACAGATCTATATCATCATCCGGAACTATAAGTGTCAGTTCTAAGACCGGCGTTATAATAGGAGATCCATATGATTATGTTGGAAATGTTGGTAGTAGTTATGTTAATAGTTCCTCTGTAAGTATTGCCGCTTTAAATATGTCTAATAAAGCGCTGCTCGTTAATAGTGGAGGTATAGCCCTTTCTGCTGGCGCTAATATAACGGTGGGCGCGCTTCAAGTGCTTGGTGGTTATTCATCTAATGGTGATTATTATACAGGAATAGCGTTTGGTTCAGGTAGCAACATTAATATTACCGGAAACGCGGCCGCGCTTGGATTTGCATATGACTTGCAGCATGGCCCTGGTTTCAGCGGAATAAATGGGACTTCAAGTATTACTATTACTTCTGGTCCAGCTGGCACAGTTCCAATTTCAATATATGCCGACCATAATGATTATAGCTATATCAACAGCAGTACTTGGGTTGGACACAATATTACTTTTAACACAAACGTATCAGCCGTAACTATCGCGGGTGCAGTTATAGGAAGTATTACTATACCAAGCGGTATTACTGCATCGTCTCTGCAGTTGGGTTATCAATATCAAACCACGCCTATAGCAGTCTGCGGGAATGTTAGTATCTCTGGCACAGTGTCAACAAATCAAATAACCGTAAACACTTCAACTTTGAATTTCAGCAAGGCGTCTAGCCAAACGCTTGATTTTGGCAATTGTTCACTGCAAGCATTTAGTGATTTTAGTGCATACATCTATAGCTATGGTGGAACGGTTACTCTAACAAGAGCCGGTACTGGATTTACGTGTAATGGTGCTTTGTATTATCTTCCATATAGCACAGGTTCAACTCTCTTATTCAATACTGATTATACTGGCACTTCTTTCTATAGTACTAATAGCATAACTAGAACAATCAATCTTAATTCTAGAACAATTAATCTGTCGGGGACTTGGAGCCTGAATGGTGCTTCTGGTGTAACACTGTTAAACTCTTCTGCATCTACGATTAATCTAACTAGCACTACTGCTCCAACATTTGCCGGCGGCGGCGCTTCTCTTACATATGGTACCGTTAATCTCGGATCATTTGGTTTCTCTGCGGATCCTTCTTATAATGTTACGTTTTTAGGAAACAGTACGATTACTACACTTAATTCATATAACACATATGGGTATAAGATAAACTTTGGCAACAGTTCTAGTAATACTTTTGGTGCTTTAAACTTTTATAATTATAGTACTCGAGGAAGTATTTACTTAACTACAAGTACACCTGACACAGTTGGAACGCAAGCCACTATTACTAACTCAAGCGCGACACCAATTACACTAAGTTATTTTGTTGTAGAAAACATTAATGCGAGCACGTCAAATGGAGGGTTCTATGGAGGTAAGAGGGCGTTTGCGAGAAGACTAGCAAGTGGATCAATGCCTACTGGGTGGAATAACTTTGGTGGATGGGATGCTATTAAAACGGCGGGTTCTTCAACTTGGACTTCTCCTCTTGCATCGTCGACATATGCTAATTTATATCTGTTTGGCGCAGGTGGCGGCTCTGCCGCCGCAACCAACAACTACTATATAAGTAAAACTTCTGGCGGCGGGGGTGGCGGCGGTGGGTTTACATATGTAAAAAATGTAACCATCGCGCCATCAACAGCATACTCATATACAGTTGGATCAGGAGGAACTGCGGGATCTATAGCACTTACGACCGCTTGGACTAGTATTCCTTCGTCTATAAAAGGAGCCTCGTCACTTACTGCTAGTACGTCTCCAACGGTAGGTAATAACGATAGTGGATATTGGCAACTTGACCTTCCATGGACTATTTCATATCTTGGGGCTTCATATAGCACCATTTATGTTGGAACTAATAGTTATATAAGTTTTGGCGGTGCATCGACTTCTTATACAGACCAATATAATCCTCCTTTTCCTAAAATGCTTATGAATGCTTCTGACCACAGTGCTCAAAGGATTTATTATGGCACTGAAGGAATTTTGCCAAATAGAACTTATAGAGTTCGTTATGAAGGCACTGACGGGAATAGTGGACTATTAGGATCCCCAAACATGGTATGGGAGGCAGTATTCTATGAAAATAATATAGGTAAAATTGACATACAAATAGGAGCTATGGTCTCTCCTTACGACGGCGATGGTAATCCTAACGTTTCGGCTGGTGCTTATAATTCTTACGGATTGGTTGTAGATAGCGGTTACTTTTTTCCAAATACCGGAGCATCGTTTACGTCCGGTGTCTTTTCTAATGGTAATGCTGGTGGAACAACATCGTTTAGCGGGTTAACAAACGCGCTTGCAGGGGGCGGTGGCGGCGGCACGACAACAGCAGGAGGATCTGGGGGAGTTGGTGTGGGCGGATTAATAAATTATTCGGGAGGCAGTGGTGGCAATCCTAGTTCTACAAATAATGTGAGTTTAGGCGTCCTGGGTGGTGGCGGCGGTGGCGCCGGCGGCTTTTTCGGAAATGGACAGTCGGGGCAGAATGTTAACGTCAGCGATATCTATAATCCCACCGTATACGGAGGCGCAAATGGAGGGGGTAGCACAATATATAACGTATATGGCCAAACCGGAGCATATGGAGGTGGCGGAGTTAATTCATCTCAGGGATATGATTCCAATGGTATATTAGGTAGTGCTTCTGGAGCAGGGTCAGCGCCAGGTTCTGATAGTCTCGCTGGAAACAATGGTTCAGCATTTGGTGGTGGCGCTAGCGGCGCAACAGTTGGAATGTATGGTGGTTCTAGTAGTGCTGGCGGTGGTAGAGGTGGAACAGGCGGTATAGTTCTCGCATGGGGTGGTAAGTCCGGTAACTCAGACTTCTGGTTCTTATTCCAATAAATAAAAGAATAACAGGAAAAACGATATGGCCGTTCTATCAAGACAGCAACTAAAAGAATATTGCTTAAGAGACCTAGGTGCACCAGTCCTTGAGATTAACGTCGACGATGATCAATTAGAAGATCGTATTGATGAGGCGCTTGACTTCTTTAGACTATATCACTATGATGGCATTGAAAAGATCTATCTTAAGCATCAGATTACAGAGACCGACGTAACGAATAAGTATATTCCAATGTCGCCTCTTATCTTTGGTATAACGAGAGTTCTTCCTCTTACATCTTCTACGTCGTCTTCAAGAAGTATCTTTGACTTGCAGTATCAGTTACGTCTCAATGACTTGTATGATCTTGCGTCTACAAGTATCATCTACTTCTCGACTGTTATGAGTCACCTTGCAACGCTGGACCTACTTCTAAATGGTCATCAGATCTATAGATTTAATAGACTTCAAGATAAGTTATTTCTAGATGTTGATTGGGAAACTCATGCACCGGTTGGAACATATATTCTGGTAGAGTGTTATAGAGCTATGGATCCAGACCAGTATACTCGTATGTGGGGCGAACCATTCCTTAAGCACTATGTCAGTGCACTGTTTAAGCGTCAGTGGGGCACTAACTTAAAGAAATTTAGTGGACTACAACTTCCTGGTGGCGTAACTATCGATGGTGATAAACTATATAACGAGGCTATGGCGGAGATAAAAGATCTTCAGGATGAGATGGTCAATAAGGCCGCTCCTCTTGAATTTTTCTTAGGATAATAATGGCGCGTAACGTCTATTTTTCTCACGGTACCAAGAACGAACAGTACCTGGTAGAAGACCTTATTATCGAGTCAATTCAGATATGGGGCACTGACTTCTATTATATTCCAAGAACTCTTGTTGCAAAAGATAACATTCTTGGTGAGGATAGGCTATCACAGTTTAAAACGGCATACCCAATCGAGATGTATCTCGAAACAGTTGATGGTTTTGAAGGTCAGGGTGCATTCATTCAGAAGTTTGGTCTCATGATGGAACAGAGCGCAACACTAACAGTTGCTCGTCGTAGGTGGGATCAGTTAGTTGGTCAGTATGGTCAGACACAGATTCCTACTCGGCCGTGTGAAGGAGACCTTCTATACTTTCCATTAACGGGTGGTTTATTCGAGATTAAGTTTGTCCAACATCAGGATGCATTCTATCAACTCGGTAAACTCTACGTCTATAAACTATCGGTCGAACTCTTTCAGTATAGTTCAGAGAAAATTGATACTGGTATTGATGAGATCGATGCGTTCGAAGATCTCAAGACCTTTGATACAACAATGCAACCTGATATTCAGAAGCCTGATTCTTTCGGCGATAATACGAACTTTGAAAGTCAGGCTTCTGGTATAGTCATAACAAAGTCAAATCTATAATGTTATACGCAACTCCGTTTTATCATAAAGTCTTTAAGCGCGCAATCATAGCGTTTGGTAGTCTGTTCAGTAATATTATTATTGAAAGACAAGGTTCGAATGGTGAAGTAGCTCAAACTATCAAGGTGCCTATTGCTCAGTCGCCTAAGGAGAAGTGGCTCGTTCGAGTTGAGTCCGATCCAAGCTTAGATCAGCATACGTATACAACTCTTCCGAGACTTGCATTTGAAATAACCGGCATTACTTACGACTCTGCACGAAAAACAAATAAGCTCAATAGGGTTGTGTGTGCCGGCACAGACTCTAATATGAAGTATGCACTCTCGCCAGTTCCATATAATCTTGATATTAGTTTATATGTACTAACGAAAACACAAGAAGATGCTTTTCAGATAGTCGAACAGATCCTACCATTCTTCATGCCTGAGTTTACACTCGGCGTTAAGTCACTGGATCAGTTGAATGTTGTTAGTGATATACCAATCATATTGAATACCGTAAGTCAGCAGGATGATTATGATGGCGATTTTCAAACACGTAGGTTTATTACTTGGACACTCAACTTTACTATGAAACTTACTCTGTTTGGTCCAGTGCGTCAAGGTGGAGTTATTAATAATGTAACTGTAGACATCACCAACGTAGATAACACCACTTTAGAAACATACAATGCTTTTGGTGCTTCTCCGCTCGGAGTCATTACCGAAAGATTCACATATGATACATATGGATCAATGTATGCTAAACCAGTCGATGCTGAACCAATTGTATTCATAGAAGATAGTGAAGTAACTGACGTCGTTACTATACGAAAATTCTAATGGGTAAGTACTATAACGCAAATCCATTACTTAAAGCTCAGGGCGTTTCGGTACAATTCACCAAAGATCAAGTTAGTGAATATATAAAGTGCCAGAAAGATCCAGAGTACTTTATTCGTACATACTGCAAGATCATCTCACTTGATAAAGGTTTAATTCCGTTTCAGTTATTTAACTATCAAGTAAGGTTTATTGATACCATTCATCGTGAGAACCGAGTGGTGTCTATGCAGCCTCGACAGATGGGTAAGACACAGACTGTTGCGGCGTATATTCTTCACTATACGTTGTTCCAAGAACATAAGACAGTAGCTATTCTGGCTAATAAAGCTCCTGCAGCACGAGAAATTCTGTCTCGCTATCAGTTAATGTACGAATGTCTTCCGGATTGGCTACAGCAAGGCGTTACCACATGGAATAAAGGTGATATAGAGCTAGAGAACGGA